AAAATTAGTACTAATTTTTAAGTAAAGGAAATAAAATAATGACAATGTTAAGCCCAGGTATTAACGCAAAAGAAACATCATTACAATATAATGTCTCTGAAAGTTCAACTGGTACAGCTGCTATTGTTGGTAAATTTAGATGGGGCCCAGCGAACGTTATTCAACAAGTAGTAAACGAAACCGATTTAGTTCAAAAATACGGAACTCCAGATAATTATTCAGCATAGTCATTTTTCTGTGCATAGAACTTCTTGTTAGACGGTAATGATTTAAGAACTGTTAGATTACTTGATACAGCTAAAGCAAAAAATGCATCTGCATTAGCAAATAGAACAACCTTTGTGATTCAAAATCCAGGTACAGGATATTCAGTTGGGGATAAAATTACAGTAGTTTTTGACCAAAAAGAATTAACAAAAACCGGTTATGTTACTGAAGTTTCGATTGATGGCGCAATCCAAAAAGCATTTATTCCATCTGAAGAAATTATTGAAACTAAAGCTAAACTAGGATTAACTGAATTTGATCCAGTAAAATGGTCTGTTAAAATTGAATCATTAGCAGGTGGTGCTGGTGCACAAATTACAAGTTTAGGTATTGAAGAAAAATAGACAATTTTAGTTCAAAATGAATTCCAATTCGATACTCTGTTAACTTCTGAAACTAAAGATCAATTTACTAAGCATAATATCCCAGTTGCTGTTGCTAAATATGCCGGTGAAGTTGGTAATGATTTAGTGATTCATGTTATTAACAAAGCTAAATACGAAACTGCTGTAAACGGAACTGTTAAATTAAATGCATTCCCATCTGGTAAACAATATTTAGTAAATGTTAAAGCTGCTTCTGCTTTTGGCCCAGAAAATGAGAATCAATTCTTATTTGTTGTTCAAAAAGGGGATCAATTAGTTGAGTAGAAAGTTCTTTAGGTAAAAGAAACAGAAAAAGATACATATGGTAATAATATTTCTGCTGATTTATATTTTAGAAACGGTTCTTCCGATTATGTTTACTTAATTTCAGAAGATCTTAATAAATTTACAGGTTCTTTAGAATTATCTGGTGGTGATTCTGGTAATAACACAACAGAAGCAAAACCTTGGATGACCGCTTGGGATTTATTCTCTGATAAAGAAAATATCGAAATTGATTTATTAATTGCTGGCGCAGTTGCATCTGAAGGTGCTCAAGTTGCATCAACTGTTCAAAAATATGTTTCTGCTTTAGCAGATTCTAGAATGGAATGTCTTGCTATCGTTGATACACCATTAGAACTTATTGTAAATAAATCTGTTAGCGAAGCAACGGATAATATTGTTGAATGGCGTCGCGGTAGAAAAATTGGTCATAATGATCAAATCGTTGAACATAATATGAATATCAACAGCACATATACAGTGATTATAGGCAACGCAAAATATCAGTACGATAAATATAACGGCATCAACCGTTGGATTCCTCTAGCTGGTGATATTGCAGGTTTATGCGTAAGAACTGATAATGTTAGCTATCCATGGATGTCTCCAGCTGGATTTAAACGTGGTATGTTGAAAAATGTTATTAAATTAGCAATCGAAACACGTGAAGCTCATAGAGATCGTATGTATACTGAAGGTGTTAACCCAGTATGCGGTTTTGCATCATCTGGATTCGTTTTATATGGTGATAAAACTGCTACAACTATTGCTTCTCCGTTTGACCGTATTAATGTGCGTAGACTCTTTAATATGTTAAAACGTAATATCAGTAAAATGGCTAGATCAGTACAATTTGAAATCAATGATGAATTCACTAGATATAGTTTCAGAACCGAAGCTTCTGGATATTTAGGAACAATTCAAGATCGTGGCGGTGTGTATAATTTCTTAGTCCAATGTGATGAGACAAATAATACTCCACAAGTAATTGATTCAAATAATTTTGTTGCTAGTTTCTGGATTCAACCAGCTAGATCAATCAACTTTATTCAATTGAACTTTATTGCTACCGCTACTGGGGCAGATTTCCAAGAATTAATTGGAACAGCGAAAATTTAATTAATTATAACGGGTATTTAAATATTAATAATACCCGTATATTTAGGAATAATATAATATTATGAAAACATTAAGTGAATTATTAAAAGAAGCCACATAGATTAAAGAAATTAAGAGCATTGTTGAAAGTAAACAAAGTGAAATTTCTGGTTTACTTGAAGAAGCAACATATTCAGGTAGAGCGTGGTCTGGTAAATTATCTAGAATTGATAAATTACTAGCATGGATGTATGATAAAGGTATTCTCACAAAAGGGGATATGAATAAAAAAGATACTGTATTCCGTGCATATTACCGTTATTACAACGATGGTGATTTCCCAAGAGCTTTAATTAAACAGGATATCACTAAATATAGTCATCGAGAGGAAATCGAAGCTGCTCTTGAACAATATTTAGAAAGTTTTATCAAAACTTTATTAGCTAAATATATGCCAAAAGTTAACCGTAAACAATTTAGATTAGATGAATTACTTACAAATTTAAAAACAGTTAAAAATTCGTCTGATTCACAAAGACTATCTGATTATTGGGTTAAACAAGTTAATTTTACAAAGGAACTTGATGAATTTTCTCCGAAATTTAAAGAAAGAATTACTGAATATTATAATGCGGAACAAGAATTAACTAAAGAACTTAACAAAGTGTTAGGGGATAAAGATAAGAATTATTACCCGTCATATAGATATGAACAAAATAAAGATTTAATGACACCAGCTGTTAATAAAGCATATATTAAATTGGTGGGTGCTTCTGAAGATGTTTCATAGATTTGTTAGTTATTAATTAAATCTATTGAAATGTTAAAAAATGAATTAACAAAATAATTCCTGTTTTATTTTAGGCACCTAAATGGTGCCTTTTTATTTGAAATAAATAAATTAAATAACAATATAAAAATAATAACTTATTTTAGTAAGGTAAAATAATGGCTCTTAGTGTAACAGATATTACAAAAGCATTTAGCTCAGGTGATGTTGCAAGAAGCAATCTTTTTAAAGTTAAAATTCCATTCCTTGGAAGAGAAACTGAATTTAAAATTAAAGCTTCTTAGATCCCAGTTGCAGTTGTAGAAAAAGTTCCGTTGTCGTATATGAATAAAAAGATTAATCTTGCCGGAGATAGAACCTATGAAGATTGGACTGTAACTGTTTATGTAGATGCGGATCATAATATTCGTCAGCAATTAATTGATTGGCAAAACTCAGCTCATGCGATTGGTAAAGATATTCAAGGTGATATCCCAGCTCAATACAAAAAACAAGCAACAATTACTGCTATCGATCGTCAAGGTAAAGAAACAAAATCATATAACTTCGAAGGTGTATGGCCAACTAATATCGCTGAGATAACTATGGATTGGGAGAATAATAATCAGATCGCAACATTTGATGTGACTTTCTAGATCGATTGGTGGCTTCCAGCTTAATTATAAGGAATAAAAATGAATTTAGTACAATTAGTAGAAAATAAAGACTACGTTGGCTTTAAAGATAAAATGGAAGAGCTAGTTGAAGAAAGCCTTTTAAAATTATTCAAAGAAGCTAAAGACGAAATTACTCAGAAAGCAAAAGTTGAATTGGACGAAGAAGATACTGATAAATCAGATGAATCTAATGAGTCTGAAGAAACTGATAAAGAAAACGATTCTAAAGAAGAACAGGAATAATAATTATGACGCAGGAAAATATTTTTGACGCTGCGTTTGAATACTATTCTACATTAGAAGAATCTTTTAATCAAGAAGAAATTGAAAATATTTAGATCAATATGATTAATGAAGATTCTTCGTTTGAACTTGGAACTATTATCTATCAATTAGTAAACGGGTATTCTTTAGATGAGTGTACATCTGATTTTGATGAAATGCTTGAGGATGAATATCTCGAGGAAAAATTTGTTCGTACAGTAAATGCGTCTGGTCAGATTCGAAGAATTAAAGATAGAAAAACCAGAGAACGTATGGCAACTATCACAACAGGTTTATCTAAAGCTAAACGTAGAGAAATTGCTAGAAAAACTAGAAGAACTAAACGAGCAAATCCATCTATTGGTAGAAAAGCATTAAGAAAACGTAGAAAAGCATTATTAAAACGTAAAGCATTTGGTTTATAAGGAATATCATGGAAGAGTTGTTAATTGAATCCTGGGGTGTTCCAGTAGAAGTTTTAAATTCTGAACAAATGAGTTCTTTAACAGAAGCAAAAGACTTAGACCCAAAAGCATTATATATCCAAGGTGTATTTCTGCAAGCAGATGTTATTAACGGTAATAAAAGATTATATCCAAAAAGAATTTTAGAAAAAGCCGTTGATAATTATATTAAAGAACAAATTACACCAAAGCAATCTTTAGGTGAATTAAATCACCCGTCTAGACCATACGCTGACCCAATGAAATCTTGCCTTGTAATTGAAAAATTATGGTGGGAAGGTAATAATGTAATGGGTAGAGCAAGAGTTGCTACAGGTGATTATGCAGAAGGTGATAAAGTTGCTGCATTAATTCGTGCGGGTTGGATTCCGGGTGTTAGTTCTAGAGGTCTTGGTAGAGTTGTTAATAAAGGCTCATATAATGAAGTACAAGACGGTTTTAAACTTACAGTTGGAGTTGATATCGTCTGGGGGCCAAGTGCTCCAAATGCATTTGTTAAAGCTATTACGGAGCATAAAGAACTATCTGAAGATAATTCAGAAAAAATTGTTTCAGAAAAAGTTATAAATAAAACAAATGGTAATGATCATGCGAAAACTATTGTAGAAGCATTACAAAAATTTAAAAAGAAAAATGAAGATGCTAAACAGATGACATCTTTAGCTGAACGTGTTAAACAACACTTTCAGAAATAATCTTTTAAATAATATTATATACAATTTAGGAAATTATAGATGGAAAACTTACATACACTTATCACTGAAAAGTCTAAGGATGTTGCTGTAGAATTATCATCTTTGTTTGAAGGTTTAGAATTAGCTGATGAACTAAAAGAAAATCTTCAAGTAACTTTTGATACCGCTGTACAAGCAGCAGCTATTCAGATTTAGGAATCTGTTTTAGAAGAAGCAACTAAAGAATTAGAAGAAAAACACACTCAAGATGTTTTAGATATCACAGAATAGATTGAAGCTAAATATCAAGAGCGTGAAGAAGCTTTAACTGAAGCTACTCAAACTTATATTGATGATTTTTTAAGAGAATGGAAAGAACAAAATAAATTAGCGATTGATAATAGTCTTAAAGCTAAATTATTTGATTCTATTTTCGAATCATTATCAAATGTTTTTGTTGAGCATAACTTAAATGTTCCAACTGAACAAGTAGATGTTTATGAAGAACTTCAACAAGAATGTGATGAACTTCAAACAAAATTAGATTCTTTAATGAAAGAAAATAAACGTTTAACTGTAGAAGCTCAAGAATCTAAAGTTAAAGATATCATTAAAGAAGTTACTAAAAATTTAACTGAATCACAAATTGAAAAAGTGATTGCTTTATCAGAATAGATTTAGATTGATGAAAATGTTGAGAAAAAATTAAGAACTATTGTTCAAATGGTTGAAGCAACATCTAAAAAATCAGTAAAAGAATCTGATGAAGAAAATAACGATTCTGATGAAGAAAAAGAAAAATCTGAAGAAAAAGAAATCGTTAAAGAAAATTTAAATTACGTTGAACCAGGCAGCGGTAAACCTGCTCCTAGTGTAAACCCTCAGATCGCTCAATATCTTAAATTCTCAAGATAATGCGGTTAAAATAAATATTAAATAATAAAAACAATTTTATAGGAATATCTTTAAATGGATAAAAATTTATTAGTAGAAAAATGGGAACCACTTATTAACGCAGAAGGTTTACCACAAATGCCAACAAAAACTGAAGCAATCGCTGCAATTTTTGAAAACCAAGAAAAAGACTTTGCAAATGATCCTGCTTACCAAGATCCAATGGTAATCCAACAATTCAAAACTATTTCTGAAGCTGTTGTTACTGGTGATGCTGGTTATAATGCAGATAATATCGCAGCTGGTAAAAATTCTGGTGCTGCAGTAAACGTTGGTCCACAAATCATGGGATTAGTTCGTAGAGCAATTCCAAAAATGATTGCATTTGATATCGCTGGTGTTCAACCATTATCACAATCAACTGGCCAAGTATTTACTTTCCGTAAAATTTACGGTGGCAACCCATTAGATAAAAATGCGTTTGAAGCTCAACATCCAACTAATGCTCCACAAACTTCATTCTCTGGTAACTTCAAAGCTATCAAAGATTTTGATGTTGTTGCATATACCATTGGTGACTTAGTTAAAGTTGAATTCAAAAATGCCCAAACCGGCGATGAATTACGTTTCTTCCAAGTAACTGAAGCTGTAACTCCAGCTGCTAAAACTGAAGATGAAGCTAAAAAATTAATTACCGAAGGTAAATTTGTAGAAATCGGCGAAGGTATGGCAACTTCTCTTGCTGAACTTCAAGAAGGTTTCAACGGTTCAACAAATAACCCTTGGAATGAAATGAGTTTAAGAATCGACAAACAAACTGTTGAAGCTAAATCTCGTCAATTAAAAGCACAATATTCAATTGAATTAGCCCAAGATTTAAAAGCGGTTCATGGTTTAGATGCTGATACTGAATTATCTAATATCTTAGCTGAAGAAATCATGTTAGAAATCGACCGTGAAGTAATTCAATGGATTAACGCTACGGCTCAAGTTGGTAAAACTGGTTTCACAAGAACCGAAGGCACTGACGCTGGTGTATTTGATTTCACAAATGCTAAAGATGTTAAATCTGCACGTTGGGCGGGTGAATCTTTTAAAGCATTAATGTTCCAAATTGATAAAGAAGCAAATGAAATTGCTCGTCAAACTGGTCGCGGTGCTGGTAATATTATTATCGCGTCTCGTAACGTTGTTCAAGCATTAGCATCTACTGATGTATTCATCGGTTGGGGTGTACAAGGTACTCAAACTGGTTTAAATACTGACACAAACAAATCTATGTTTGCGGGTGTATTAGCTGGTAAATATAAAGTGTATATCGACCACTACGCTCGTACTGACTACGTAACAGTTGGTTATAAAGGTTCAAGCGCAATGGATACCGGTTTAGTATACTGCCCATACGTTCCATTAACTCCGTTACGTGCAACTGATCCGAAAAACTTCCAACCAGTTATTGGATTCAAAACAAGATATGCGATCGCAGTTAACCCACTTGCAGATCCTGCTATCAACAAAGTTTCAAGCATGGCTCAAGTTTCTTCTGCAATGCCTACAACTGCATCTTTCGGTAGAAACTGCTATTATAGACGATTCCTTGTAAAAGGCTTGTGATAATTAATAAGTTTAAATTAACTTAATTCATGATAAGGTATATCTAATTAATTTTAGGTATACCTTTTATTAGATATGATAAACGATTTAAAAAATAAATGCAAAAATTGTAAACGAGTTGATTCTGTAAAAAATATTTTGTCTTTAGAAGAACTAGAATATATTAAAGATTTCTATAATTTTGATTTAGATTTCTCTGTTGTTTTATTTTTAAATGAAATAAAGGGTATTAAATTTTATACTAAATGCAGAACTTGCGATAAGAATTTAACTGAGCAGCAAATAAAATCTAATATAAGACATAAAAATGGGTTTTATTGTTCAAAGAAATGTAATCCTAATTATAAAAATATCGATTTCAAAAAACGAGCTGAAAAAATTAAACAGACTAATCTTGA